CGCGAAGACCTCCAAGAGCTCAAAGCCCTTGGCGCAAGGCTCAAAGCCCGCCACAAGCCGAAAAGTTGACACTTGACCGAAAGCCAAATGACCTGACCGGCGTTACCAACCGGGAAGTCATGAATGATTTAGCGGCCCTCTACGGAGAGGCATGGGCAGAATATCGCCAAGAATATGACCGTGTGTCCAATCTTGGACAGCGTGACTTCCCAATTCAGTTAGACATTGAGTTAAACGGGTCGTGTAATCTAAGGTGTCCTATGTGCCCGATTTCGGTGGAATCGCCCAAAAACAAAGGGCCAAGCACATGGTTTGACTTTGAGTTTTATAAGAAACTGATTGATTTTTCGGTGTCTCACGGCACAAAAGCCGTGAAGTTGAATTACGACAATGAGCCATTGATTCGCAAAGACATAACGAAATTCATTCGTTATGCCAAAGAAGCAGGAATTCTGAACGTCTACTTTTCTAGCAACGGGGTGTTATTAACCGACAAATTTGCTAGGGAATTGATTGATGCTGGCCTGACAAAAATTCAAATCAGCATCGACGCAACCACAAAAGAGGTTTATGACGTTATGCGTCCTGGTGGAGATTTCCACAAGGTTTTGCAGAATGTGGTTATGTTCAAACGAGTTCGGGATGAAGTGCAGTCAAAGTTACCTTTAATACGGGTCAACTTTGTTAAAACAGAATTGAATGAGCATCAGCTAGACGAGTTTTTGCAGACGTGGGAAGGCAACATTGACCAGATTGGGATTCAAGAGTTTGTGAAGCCCACGGCATCCCCAATTCAAATCTTTAGCAGTAAAAGTAAGAAAAAAACCGATTTCAAATGCTCGTTTCCTTACAAGCAAATGGTCATCACTAACGAAAAAAATGTGCTTCCATGCTGCACGTTTTGGGGTGACAAAATGCCGCTTGGGAAGTTAGACGACCCGATTCAACTTTTAGACTACTGGAAGAAGATGCAGACGCTTCGGGATGTTCATGCCCGTGGCGAGTATTACACCATTCCAGAATGTAAGCAATGCGTAGATGGCGGTCTTCGATAAAGCCGTATTTGTGATGGCTAAAGACGAGGGGTACTTTCTCCCCAAGTGGATAGCGTATTACAAGCAGTTTTTTAAGCCAGAAGATATTTATGTGCTTGACCATCAGTCCTCGGACAAGTCAACCCAGAACCTAGATGTCAATGTAATCCATGTAACAAACGACTTAGCGGTAGACCACACTTGGATTATAAACACCATCCAAGAACAGCAACGAAAATTGTTAGAAAACTACCGTTGCGTCTTGTTTGCCGAGTCCGATGAGATTGTCTACCCCCTGTTTCAGCCGCTTGACGAATACATTGACAGGTTTTTGGCCGGTAACGACTTATATGTGACGTGCATAGGACATGAACTAATGCAGCACATGGAGAAAGAACCTTCGCTACAAACGGATGACCCAATTATGACGAATCGCCGTCATTGGTTTCGTCACCATTTGTTTGATAAAACTTTATTGTCTAAAGTGCCTTTGGACTGGGCGTGGGGGTTTCATTCTCACCGCCAACCGAATGTGCATCGCAACCTATATTTATTGCATCTGCACAGGCATGACTTTGAAATGATGTTGCGCCGCCACGAAATGCGGGCAACAAAATGGAACATAAAAAACGACGGTGGTGCGGGATACCAGTTCAGGATTTCCCAGCGAGACGAGTTGCTAAAATACTTCTACGAACAATGTAAGGAACCGCAGCTAATCCCTGCCGAACACCTATCGAGTATCCGTGGACTTTGATTATGTAATTGTTGGGGCTGGGTTCTTTGGCTCAATATGCGCCCATGAGCTTACAAAGCGCGGCAAGCGTGTCGTTGTTTTAGAGAAACGCAGCCATATAGGTGGCAACGTGTACACCGAGAACCGAGACGGCATCAATGTCCATGTCTACGGCCCGCACGTTTTTCACACCTCTGACGAGGAAATTTGGAACTGGATAAATCAGTTTGTCAGCTTCAATAACTACCGCGTTCAAACCGTGGCGATGTACAAGGGAGAGGCATTTTCCCTACCGTTTTCCATGTGGACGTTTTCTAAACTTTGGGGCATTTCTACCCCAGAGCAAGCCAGAAGCATTATCCGAAGCCAAAACGATATTCTAGGTGAACCAAAGAACCTAGAAGAACAGGCAATCCAGTTGGTCGGCAGGGAAGTCTACGAGAAGTTCATAAAAGGTTACACAGAAAAGCAATGGCGCAAGCCAACAAAAGACTTACCGGCGGCAATCATCAGAAGGCTTCCTGTACGCTTTACCTACGACAACAACTACTTTTTTGACACCTATCAGGGCGTTCCGATAGGCGGGTACACCCAGATATTCAAGAAGCTACTAAACGGAGTGGATGTAAGGTTAAGTACGGACTACTTAGAAACCAAAGACTTTTGGGACAAGCAGGGCAAGGTAATTTACACCGGCCCGATAGACCAGTTGTTCGACTACGAGTTTGGGGTTTTAGAATATAAGACCGTAGAGTTTGACCACCAGCACCTGCAAGTAGAAAACTTCCAAGGCTCTGCGGTGGTTAATTACACGGAGCGCGAAGTACCTTACACACGGATTGTGGAACACAAGCACTTTGAGTTTGGTAAGACCCCGACAACCTGGGTAACCCATGAGTACCCCGTGGAATACACTAAGAGTCGTGAGGCAATGTACCCGGTCAACGACTTACACAACAATGCCCTGTACGAAAAATACAAGGCAAAAGCGGGTAACATACTGCTTGGTGGACGACTAGCAGAATACAAGTATTACGATATGCACCAAGTCATCCGTTCCGCACTAGACTTTGTGAGACGACTCTGAAATTAAACCTTGGCTCTGGTAAAGACTGGAGAAAAGATTACATAAACGCAGACATCCAGCCTGAGAAGAAACCTGACTGGGTGCTAGATATTACAAAAGTCCCGTGGGGCGAGGTTATAGACACCCGCTTGGGACGGTTCGCAGTAGAGAAGGGAATGGTCACCGAGATAATCGCCAACGATGTCTTGGAACACATCCCTGACCTAGTGGCCGCTATGACTAACTGCCGAGACTTACTCAAGCGCGGCGGCGAGATGCACATCCATGTGCCCTACGACCTAAGTCTAGGCGCGTGGCAAGACCCGACACACGTTCGGGCGTTCAACGAAAACTCATGGTTGTATTACTGCGATTGGGCATGGTACTTGGGATGGCCCGAGTCGGAAAAATTTACCTGCACTCAAATGGGCTTTGAACTCTCAGACTTGGGTCACGAGATGCGGGAGCAGAAGGTTCCCACAGAAACCATCCTAAGAACCCCTCGTGCGGTAGATGCCCTGCAAGTCATACTCAGGAAGGATTGACATGGAAAAGTTACAAGCCTTGTTGTCGGATATTAAATTGCTCGCCAAGCGTGTTCTTGCAAAACTAGGACTGTAAGTGGCATACCCGTATGATGGGATGTTCTATCCCACCCTCCCCGAGGACACTCAGGACTTCCCAGCGGTTCTAAGGGGCATCCAACGCACTCTGGCAGACCGCGCTAGGCTAACCGCGCAGTCAATCATTGAAAGCGGCCAACGAGCCGAGCAGTTGCAGAGAGAGGCGTTCCCAGACCCGACAAGGCCAACCCAGTTACAGAACCCAGAGGCTTTGGCGAAGCTGACAGATATGATTATGAACGGCCCTATGGGGCTTGCTCAAATGGGAATATTTAGGCCATCTACGCCCAAAAATATAGACCCATCGGTAGGGACTAGGTTTGAACGAGAGTACATTGGCGGTCTTGCAGAAAAGACTCCAGTAAAAATCGAGGACTTAAAAGACTCAAGCGCAATGATAATTCCTTGGGACTTAACAAGCAGAAATTACAAAATTACAAGTATTTCTGACGAGCCTCTTGCAACGCCAGTTATTACACATGGCGGGCAGGATTATGCTAGAGACATTCGGCACATTGAACAGGGTATTGGCGGGGCATCAAACCTTGGAATTGCTAAAAAAATACAAAGCAGAGACAAGCAAGCAAGGATTGAAAACTTAGAGGCTGGCGGCTCTGGGAGAATCATCCAACTTCCAGCAACAATGGGCGACCAGTCTGAGTTTTTCTCTGTAATGCCAACCCAAGCGATTTTTGGATTGTTAGACGCAAGAACACCAGCAAAGAAAACAATTCAAGAGATTGATACAAGCATTAAAAACTTTATATTGCCTGGTGACGACAAGCCTCGACTCAAGAACTTTAAGGGCTTGATGTCGGAGGAAGGAAGAATTCAGTTGTTAACTGGCGAAGGGCTAGATACAACCGCTGGCAAGGCAAGAACGGTTGTAATGCAAAAAATGATGCTAAAAGGAAATCAAGAAAAACTTGGTTTCAACATGGAAGACCTATCTGCCGCCCTGACAGACCCAGCGTTGGCTGGAGTTCCAAAAGGTTATATTGGCAACACCGTTATGGCAACGGGTGAAGGCGGTATGCACCTAAGACCGTCAACAAACCCAACTTATAACACCGACTTTACTGCCGAATATCTTGGAAGTCTTGGGCAAAATGTTCCCGTAGAGGTTCTATTCCCGAAAACATTTGACAGGGTTTTGCAAGAAATGGCTAGCAAAAAAGGCGATGTCCGCAATATGGCAATCGGCGCACTTGAAAAACGCGGGGCCGGAATATCAGAACTGATAGACCAGCAAGTGATTGACAACTACTACAACTATTTAGAGCAGCAACGAAAACTAGGTTTCTTGGAGTAACAAAAGGTGGTTTTTTAGGGTGTTTATACAATCCTCAAGTGCAACCGACAGTTCCTCTGGTGAGACTGTTTTAAGGTTGTCGCTGTAGTGAACCACTAGGTCATATTCACTAACCCGTTCTAAAGAAATTGTGTAAGTTGTAGACATAAAACCTCCTCGTGTTTTGTAAGATTATAGCACTTGTGTAAGAGAATAATAGTTGTATAATTGCAACACTTAAACCGAACAACCAATAGGATTCGGACATGGAAAGCGTTAAAGAAACACCAAAAATCGGAGAAGGGCTTGCTGGCCCAGGTAGACCCAAGGGCATACCTAACAAGTCCACAAGTATCGTGCGGGAGGCAATAGCCAACCTGCTAGACCGCAACAGCGAAAAGATGGACGAGTGGCTACAGCTAGTGGCTTACGGCGACTCAGAGCTAGGCGTGAAGCCCCAGCCCGACAAGGCATTGGACATCATGCAGAAGTTAGCCGAGTACCACATCCCCAAGCTCGCTAGGACAGAGGTGGTGGGCGACAAGGACACTCCGCTAGAACTCAAGATTTCATGGCAGAAGTAACAATACCTTATGCGCCAAGACCCCAACAGCTTCTGGTTCACGATGCGCTGGAGGCTAATAGGTTCGCGGTGGCTGTATGCCATCGTAGGTTCGGCAAGACTGTTGCTGCCATAAACCACCTTATCCGCGCAGCCATGCTCTGCGATAAGGAAAGCCCACGGTACGCCTACGTTGCCCCAACCTACTCTCAGGCAAAGAGGGTGGCGTTTGACTACCTGCTAAAGTACACAGACCCTCTAAACCCAACCGCGAACATAAGCGAACTCAGGGTAGACTTCTACGGAAGGCGCATAAGTCTTTACGGTGCAGATAACCCAGACTCCCTGCGAGGAATATACTTAGACGGGGTGGTTCTGGACGAGGTAGGGGACATGAACCCGAAGGTCTGGAATGAGGTGCTAAGACCTGCGCTAACGGATAGACTAGGTTGGGCATTATTCATCGGGACACCGAAGGGCGCGAACCACTTTAAGGACTTGCGCGACAGGGCAGAAAAAGAAGAAGGGTGGTGTTTACTTGAATTTAAGGCTTCGCAGACATGTATTATCAGTCCAGAGGAGCTTGAAGCTGCCAAGAAAGAGATGGGCGACGACAAGTTCGCAACTGAATTTGAGTGTTCCTTTAATGCTGCGGTTGAGGGTGCGTATTACGGCGCGATACTTAATACGCTTGCACCTGAACGCTTTACGGAGTTCGCGACAGATAGCCTGTGCAAGACGTACACGGCTTGGGACTTGGGAGTTGGGGATAGCACAGCTATATGGGTTTGCCAGGTTGCGGGGCAGGAGAGGCGGCTCATTAACTATGTTGAGAACCACGGCCAAGGGCTAGACTGGTACGTCAACTGGATAAAGCAAAATGATTACACAAAGGCTGAACACATCTTGCCCCACGACGTTGAGGTACGAGAACTCGGCACAGGAAAGAGCAGAAAAGAAGTCTTACAAGACCTTGGACTCAACATTACCGTGTGCCCAAGAATCTCAATCGACGATGGTATTCAGGCCACCCGACGGCTTTTACCTAATTGCTACTTCCATCCAAGAACTAAACAAGGCGCAGATGCACTACGCAACTATCGCCGCGAGTACGATGAGAAGCGCAATGTTTACTACGACAAACCCCTGCATGACTGGTCAAGTCACGCTGCGGATGCCTTTAGGTATCTCGCTGTTGGCTTGAATACGACTAGCACATGGGGCAAACCGCTACCGATTAACACGAAATGGATAGTGTGAAAATGCAAGAATTTGACCTACAAGCCATCCTAGACAACGAGATTGACAATGCTCTGGGCTACATCAGCACCGAGACCACCGAGGAACGCCGCAATGCGCTTATGGCGTACAACCGCGAACCCTACGGCAACGAGGTCGAGGGGCGTAGCACTATCGTTACAGGCGAAGTCGCAGAAGCCATAGACGGGGCATTGCCACAACTCCTGCGTGTATTTACACAGTCCGACGACGTTGTCAGGTTCGAACCCAAAGCACCGGGCGACGAGGAGAAGGCTAAGCAAGCCACCGAGTATTGCAACTGGGTGCTGATGAACGACAACCCGGGGTTCGAGGTATTCCAGACTTGGTTCAAGGACGCGCTTCTCCAGAAGGCAGGGATTATTAAGGTCTGGTGGAACGACGAGACTAGTGTTGACAAAGAGAAGTACGAAAATCTGTCCGAGGAAGAACTGACCCTGCTACTAGCAGACGGGCAGATGGAAGTGGTCAAGCAACGCCAGACTCAGATAGGCGAAGTCCCTGTCCCTCCGACACCTGAGCAGATGATGATGGCTCAGCAGACGGGCGTGCAGCCAGAAATGACAATGCAACCCGTGTTCTCGTACAACGTCACGGTCAAGAAGATAAACAAGAAGGGTTCGGTCAAGGTAGAGAACGTACCGCCAGAGGAGTTCTTAATCTCCAAGAAGGCAAGACGTATCGCTGACGCGCCTTTCGTAGCCCACCGTAGACTGACCACCCGTTCCGAGTTAATCAGCATGGGCTTTAAGGCCAGCGAGATTGATGAGTTGCCAGCCTACGACGACCTGACATTCACCCCCGAGAGGGTAGCGAGATTCCCCAACGGTGAGCAGCCGGACGACCCCAGCCTCGATACCAGCATGGACGAGATTGAGACGTTCGAGTGCTACATCAGGACTGACTACGACGAGGATGGCATTGCCGAACTACGCCGTGTGTTCTACGCCGGTAGCACAATCCTAGAGAACGAGGAGTGCGACTTCATCCCGTTCTGCTCAATCTGCCCAATCCCCATGCCCCACAAGTTCTTTGGGCATAGCTTG